ATTGCTAATAATTGCTCCTCATTCAAATCTCCAGTGAACTTAGCTAATGTATCTAATAAAATTTGACTTGATAACCAGTTTTGATCTAGAGAGGTTCTAAAACCACCTTCTTTTTCAATCATCTCATCAATAGCTATGCCATGAACTCGTGCCGTATCTTTAAGAGCTTCTTGGAAAATTTCACCGCCCATACCAGCATTTGTTACTGAGTTCCAGTCTTGCAATCGAATTGTTCCAGCAGCAATAGCTTGAGACAATTGATACATTGCTGTAGCAGCTTGTTGCGAATTTGAACCCGATACCGCAGCAAGATTAGCAATACCTTTAATAGCCGTAACCGAAGTATCTAACTCTACACCAGCCGCAGTAAACGTACCAATATTTCTAGTCATTTCTGTGAAATTATAGATGGTTTTATCTGCGTACGTATTCAACTCACCCAAAGCAGACTTTACATCGTCTAATGTTGTACCTTTAGTAGAGGTATTAGCTAATATAGTCTGGATAGCATTAATTTGAGTTTCATATTCGGCAAGACCGGCTTTAGCCGCTTCTAAACCAGTAACAGAATTAATTATTTGTTTACCCCAATTAATAGTTGCGTCTGTTAATTTTTGAATAACTCTGAAACCAGCTGCACCTAAAATTGAAAACTTATTATTTATATTTGAAACATCTTCGCCTATTTTGCCAATCGTAAAATTTTTAAAAGCATTAGCTATACCGCCAATACTTTTTACAGATTCGTCAAAATTTAGACCTTTTTTTAAATTTTCGACAGAAGTTATAGTAGTTGAAACACCCTTTTCAAATTGTTTATTATCAAACTGCATTTCAACTATTCTTTTATCAACAGAACTACCCATTAGTTACCTCCTGCCATGCTGCTTCAGCTATTCTATCAAATATAGGTCGTATTGCAGGGTTAATGTAATCTCGTCCTTCTACATAACCTCCAGTTCGTGTTCCATGCCCATATTGCAATATAATAGCTATAGATACTCCATTTTGTACATTCGAATTAGTCCAAAATATTCTATATCTATCTCCTTGTGTTTGAATTTCAAAATTCCAAGAATTAGCAGTTAAATGTGAATCTACTGGGGTGTTGGCGGCTAATGCCCTAACACCTTCTTGACCATACTTTTCTAATATTTGAGGAATGGAAAGATTCTTGCTCTTTGCTAAAAATTTTAAAGTTTTGTTAAAATCTCCTTTATGGTTAAACTTTATCATAAATCCTCCTATCCTTTAGTATTTAATTGTTGTCTTCGCATTTGATTTAAAGAATTATTTCTTCGTAACAAATCTTTTTTACCCATCTTTTTCGGTGGTTGATTCTTTAAGTTACAAACAGAAATAAGAGTTAACAAACGATTAAGATGCCACTTTTGGCACTCAAACGGAATATTCAAAGTTATCATCCAATAATAAATTATTTCAGCAGTTACTATTTCTCTATTTATTTGTTTCTGCTGCATCTTAGAAAACGTTGTAGCAGTCATTGGCGCCTCTATATAAAGCCCAACTTGATCCATTATTTCGTCCGTAATTGCTAAATATGCTGATGCTGGGACATTTTGAGTTAAAGTCATACAACGTATATAATCTACGGATTCCTCATGAGTTTTTTTAGTTTTTGAGAGAAAGGCTTTATTCCATGCTGACTCCCATTTTGACAAGGAAACTAGAGAGTGTTCGAGTTGTAATACATACTCTTTGGTTGTTGAAAATTCATTAGTTTCTTCATTGTAAAGTTCGATCCCAGGTATTGTAATAGTCAACATACTCTCTAGTCTCCTTTATTTAGCTTACATTTTGGGTACAATCCCATTTATAAAAGCTGACGCGGCGTCAGCATCAGTAGCCAATTCCATAAATAATTCACTAAAGGCTTCAGTTTGTGAAAAAGCAGTGCTTAATTCTTCACTTTTAATAAACCGCTTACCGTCTGGAGATTTTTCACCATACGATTTAAGAATAATCTCTTTGAACAAACTAATAATCTTAGGACTATCTTGAGCTTCAACAATCTTTTGAATTGCTTGAACAAGACCACCAGATACCCCTAATTCTAATTCGGTAATCTCGGCTTTATTAAGATTAAAGAAAAAGGTTTCATTTCTTTCATTTCCATCGTAATCAACGTATTTAATAACTTTTTTTAACATGTGCTTCTCCTTTCAAGGATAGTAAATTTGTAGAGGCCCCCATACGAATGAAGGGGTGTATGAGAGCCTCTAAATAAAAATTATCCGCCGACAGTCAGTGTAGAAATGACTACGTCCGGAAGAGGAAGTGATGGCTCAACAGCTTCAGCACCAAACAGAATAGCCTCTAAAGCAGCTAATGCTGTAGGATCAGCTTTAGTACTATCGATAACAATAGAAGCAGTCGGCTTGTGTCCTGTAACAGCTACAGGAGTCGTTGAGATTTCCCAACTAAAGGTGATTGCTTCAGGAGTATCGTTAATACTTTGATAGCCTTTTTCTGAAGGTGCAGCCATAGCACCATAAATCAAATGTAATTTGTAACCATGCTCTTGACCATCAACATCGTTACCAATTAATGAGCGATAACAAAGTCCAAAAGCTTTTCTCGGTTGTTGACCAATTAAAACACCATCCACAGCTTCTTTTGAACCATCGCATTCAGCAAATTCATCTGGATAAGTATATGCTTCAATTGTCGCATTAAACTCCTCCGCAGAAATTAAGTTTAAATATTTAATATTATCAGCATAAACAGGAGAAGGTTCTGCCCCGCTTGGACTTTCCGTTACAGAGGCCAAACCATTCCATGCTACACCTAAAGGATATGCTCCGTTTGCATCCATGGGATACAGTACCCCATGATCTACACCGGTTTCATAATCACGAGATCCTACTTGATCCCATACTAATGCTGTCATATTTTAATTCTCCTTTAAAAAGATATAGTAAAGACGTCATGATTTAACCCATCAGCTGTATAATGCGTGTCAAATATACACTTATGTAGTTGTGCTATTTTATCCGGAATTAAGCTATCAGGATCAGGATCAATATACGTTACTTTATATTTTTTTTCGCGAAAATAAGGATTATTATCCGCGAACTCAGTTGTAGCATTGCTACGTTCGTAAACAATACAAGGATATACCATCTTAAAAGATGGTGGCGGTTGGAAATATACTTTATCTGAGCCTAATACCGTTTCCAAAACAGTTTGTAATGCCAATCTAGTTCCCATGATACACGCCACCTATCGTTAAAAGAAGACGGGGCCTTTCAACTTCTACTGAAGTTATGGACCACTTAGACCCCATCCAAGTTATATAGCGTATAGCAAAGATATTTTCATTGGCAAAGGCGTCAGCAATAACGCTTATCCTATTGTTAATAGTTAAGTTTGGATTTAAACTGTCACGCTGTTCATCACGCCTAGTTATTTTTAAGACGTCACCCTTATAATTTCTCTCAGTGATGACGTCTTTCCAAACACCTGGCGAAGTTTCAGTATTAACAGCAAATCCAATTGCCCCATAAAACTTTGCCATATATCTCCTTAACTATTATCCGGCTACAGTCGTTACCTCAATAACAACAGCAGATTTTGGTTTGGTTAAGGCACCAGAAACACGAGTTTCCAAGAGATATTTATATTGATTGTAATCAATATCAAAGTCATCAAAGAAATTAACAGCTCCACCTTTATCGGCACCCAAAGTGTAGTCCTTCATATTAACCATAATGGCTAACAATTGAACGGTGTCTAGTTCTACAGTTCGAGTTAAATCTTCAAATTGTGGAACCTCAACAATTTTAGAAACTCGCAAAGCAGACATTAATTCGTTAATTGTTGGATACAGACGTCGGTCATCAGCCGTGGAACGAACTAAGAGCATATCAGTCAGAAGATCAGTTGAGATAAACAATGTTGGGTTGCCAGATCCTTTGTAGTACTTTCTTGCTCGAACGATTTCGTCGATAATATCGAGGGTTGTGCTACCAAGATCCATTGTGATATGATGAGCGTACATATCATCATCTGTCCAGATAGGACGAATATTAGCTTCATTGATTTTGTCCTCCGAAGCAACATCTCGTCCATCACTGATTAGAACCGCACGAGCAAGTTCTTCATCCAACATAACACGCATTTCGGCTTTAAGCCAAGCTACAACATCCATATCAGTGATATCAACAATATCATCACGATCAAGTTTCTGTTTCTTATAAACAGTTGTTGGAGTTGTAATACGACGTAGTAAACCGAAAACCTCTTCCTTTTTCAGATTACCAGTAACATAACCAAGAGCTCGAGCTGTTTCTACAGTAATATCGGCAGCCAGAGATTTAATACGAGAAAATGGAGAATGATGAGCGGCGCCAATAACATCAGCGACCCAATCGGTCTCACGTTTAATCATATCTGGGGTTGGACGTACAGCCTTTGCGTCTGGGAATAGATAATCAATGTTATCAATTCCGTAGGTTCCAGCATGCATTAAGAATGCTTCTTTGAATGAACCTAATTTTTGAGCATCGGCCAAAATGGTTTTAAACTGCTCATGAGTTAAACTTGCACGTGGTTTGTCACTTGAACCATCAAAAACATTATTTTTCATTAAATTTTCTCCTTCTTCATCTGAGTGTGTTAAATCTTCATCGCTGGAATCATCTTCCATTTTGACAGAATCATCAGCAACTATTTGAGCAATCATTGCATAGACAACATTCTTTTGTTTTTCGCTAAGAGTATTAAATACATCTTCAACGGTTTCACCAGAATCTTCTTCTGCTTCTTCATGCTTTACCGGTTCTAAAGTTAATTCCAAACCAGTATAAATTACAGCTTCATCTTCAAGTTCCATATCAGAACCATCTGCATGAACTACAACAACATTATCGATAAAGGCGCCTGGGTTAGCACCAGTCATAACTAAACTAACTTCGCGAATTACACCATGAACTACATCGGCTCCTTTTTGAACTAATTTATTAGCATAAATCGACAATGCTTTGATGTCACCATGTTGAACCAAGATTTTAGTATTTTTACCAGCTTCGGTATCATTAAAAACACCATAAGCATAAACACCATCTTCACGGTTTTCCAAGATAGCGTGACCTAAAACATTAGAAGGTTCTTTATGTCCGTGTTGCCATACTAAAGGCACCCTCTCTCCGTCATTTGCCTTAAATGCATCCTTCCGAATAACTCGGCCATCAGTACATTTAAGATCGTTTCTAGTAGCATAACCACTAAAATCGTATGTCATACTTTATTTTCTCCTTCTGCCGTGTTATTAGTTAACTCAACCGGTTTTATCTCTGGTTGTGTTGTACTTTCCGGCTCNTTTAAGTTTTTATTACGCAACTCATCTGCTTTTGGATCATTAACAGGTTTATAACCGATAACTGCTCTGAATTCATTAGATGTTAAGATTTCATTACGAGTAAATTTATCAGCTATATCTGCTAATTCAATCGCTGGAACTAGACTGAAAGGATCACGAATATAATGTATTCTTTGACCCTGACTTCGACCAGTCTTTGTTATGAACTTTCTTGACATGTTATCAACAATAGAAGAAATAATCGGAGAAACCGTACGGTTGTAATAATTTATTAGAGCTTTTTCATCTGCCGTTCCATTAAAAATTTCTTCGGTTAAGCCTAACTGGCTGTAAAGCATACTCGTTAGGTATTCGATTTGGCCCATTAAATTATTTTCAGCTGGACGATTTAACTGAGTTACTTTTTCTGTTCCATCTGTGTAAGCTATTCCATATTTAGATCCTGCAAGTTGATCTTCTATAGCCTTACGTCTTGCTTCGGCTTGTGCTTTTCTTGTTTCACTTTTAATAACATAAGGTAATTGAATTATTAAATCTAATTTACCAGAACCACTTTGGTTATCTATTGAATCTAATAGGTTTAGTTTACCTATCAAACGACTTAAAGTTGAGTTTGGTTCATTCATAACAGCATATAAAGGATTTTCTATTATTGCCACCATGTTTTTTGGTAATGTTAGATCTTCTTTCTGCCCAGTTCTATCGTTATATAAGCGAAGCTTAACCGTTCTTGGATACCACTCTAAAATTTCAGCAGTTCTCATACTATGAATATCATATGAAGCAGACTTTTTAGGATCTATGCTTGTATCTACAGGAACAACGGCAATAACGCCTTCATCACACATAGACATAACTATATCTCTAATAAGTTCTTTTCCCGTCTGATCAATATTAGCTTCATAATTTAAACACCGATTGAGCCCAGACTGCATTGGTTCTAAATATCGTTCATTTTCGTCTACCTTTATATGCTCTAATTTTATAGATGAAACATCTATAGCAATTCTAGTATATATTGAAGATATGATCGATCTTTCATTACCTGTAGTTAAACGTAATCTATCAGGACGATATGAATAACCGGGTCCATAATTGAAATAATAGGAGCCATCAACTTTTTTATCTGTAAAAGCATTCCAAGCATGACGTAATCTATCAAGAAAACGTCTATCTTCCATGCATACTGCCTCCTTTCTATCATCTTTTTTTTTAATGATCGCTGGTATAATATTGAATAGCTGCACCAGTTAATATAAGCATTGCTGCTTTTGCTAAACTAGTCCCCATTATAACTTGCTCATTTTTTATACTTTGAACCGTTGTGTTTTTTATCTCATCGTTCCAAAATTTATCATTTTCTGCAAGTTCTTTGGCTTTTTTTGAAATAATTTTAGCTTCTTTTTGTTGAATTTCTTTTTTCTGAGCATTCCAATAATCATTATTTTTAGAAAGTTCTTTTTTTGTATCGGCGTCTATTTTATCAGAGGCTTCTTTTGTTAACTTTCCAGATTTTTCCAATTTTGCTTTTTTATTATTAGCAAATTCTTTTATTGTTTCTTCTTCAGATTTACGATTATCCTCAAGTTCTTTTGTTTTCGCACGAGCTTTTAATTTAGCTAACTTTTTATCATAATGTTCTTTGATAACATCGGCATCGGATTTTTTAGCTTCTGTTAAACCTTTAACTCTTGCGGCTTTATCAGCTTCTAATTTAGCTTGGGATTTTGCAATATCGGCTTTTACTTGTTCTGGGCTTTTTCTTTTACCCCATTTCATTCCAAGAACACCAAAATGTTTTATTTCATTCATAATCCTCCTTATTCAAAAGCATCTTTATTTGCTTTATATGCTACATAGGCATCCATTAATGCAGAAACACTATCGATTTTATATTCATAACGCTTCTTAAATAATTTACGATTACCATTTGTATCTTCTAGAGTTATAGTATTACCCATAGCAAAACTCATCAATTCTTCGTCAAATATAAGCATTCTCTCTTCAGATAGTTTCTTAATTTCTCCTAAAGGAACCGATTCTGTTTTAGCGCCCTGAATAACCTTTTCTATTCCAAATGGTCCATTCTCTGCTTCCCAGCGAGTAATAAATTCTTTAGCATTATACGGATCATAACCTAAACAACGAACATCATATTCAGATTGAATAATGAATTGATCTATATCTTCATAAACCTCCATCATATCTAAAACAGTTCCTTCTAAAACTTGAAGACTATCTTCTGATAAAAATTCTTCATATTTAATTCGCATAGCTCCTGTAAGTTTTAATAAAGTTAATGACGAAATATAACATCTAGTCTTCATCCCAAAACTACCATTTGGTAAAGGAAATAAGAATGTAAATGCACAAAAATCATCACCTTGCGATAAATCAACACCCAAAGCACATGGTAATCCCCAAAAACTTCGTTTACGATGTGGTACCGTTTCTTCATATGTAAAGAAATATGTATAGCCTTCCATAGGAAGACCAAAACGTTTTGCTAAGATATCGTTTCTTGTTGCTGGGGCATTTTCAGCTCTTTCAACATCTAATTGATACGTTTCATAACTAACAGTTTTACCTAAATTGGGATTAGCTTTTGGCCATAAAGATGGATCTGCTATCTCTTCAATATCATCTAGTTTATAATACCAGATTGATACATGAGGATTAATATAATCTCCTCTAAGAATATTGGTTAACTCTAATTTTATAGTATCACCACTACTGTTACGAACAGTTCCTTCAGAACTCATTGCCACTATAATATAATCATCTATTTTAGCAGCACCTTGTTCTATAGCACCAACCACATCTTCACGAATATCCCCAGATAACCATTCGTCTACGGTTGAAATTTTTGGTCTTAAACCTTGTAATTTGTCGATAGACATTGGGCGAACTTCTAGTAAAGAACCTGTTAAAAAATTTTCAATACCTTTCTTAGTAGAAGCTAATTTAACTCTATTAGCTCTTGATCCCGTTGTGTTTTGCAAAGATCCTTCCGTCAAGAATTGAAATAAAGGTCCTCGACTTCTTGTTATTGCGGTTCTAATAGGTGACATTACTTCATCTGCTTGTTTCATTGTTGGCGCAGTTGTAATTTGATGAGTGGTTGATGTATCTACATTCAAAAAATAACTTTGAATACAGGATGCATACATAGATTTAGCCGCACCTCTTGCAACTATTAAGTATTGTTTATTAATTAATCGCTTCTTTATTATTTTTCTTACATAATGGCCACCATGACCATCTTTATTAGGCTCGTATACGCTACGTTCTACAAAATAAAACCAACCTAATAGTTGTTCCGCCCAAAGTTTAAAAGTATCTAATAGTGTAAGATCTGAACCATCTGTAAGAGTTAACTCATTCTCACAAAATAAAATAAATCCTTCTATAGCTTTATCGTCATAATATATACTAGGATTAGCTATAAGAGAATCTATTCTATTCATTTCCATGGATATCTCTTTACACACAGGTATTTTACCTGATAAAACCTCGTCACGAAATATCCCGTAATATTTAGGAGTCGCAGTATTAGATAATGTCATGACGAAACTCCTTAAATATTATTTTTTATTCTCCATATAGGTCTTTATAATAGATGTTACTCCTGTTTTTATAAAATCCGATATTTGTTCAGCAGCTACTTTTTTTGCAGCATCAGACCATAACTTTTCACCAAGACTAAGTTCTCTTTTTGTTAAAGTTTTGTATTCTTTTTCTAAACGAAGTCTAGTTAAAGCTTTTGATAATTCGTCATTGGTTAATTCTTCTACTTTTTTTTTCCTTGTAGCATCTAATGAAAGTCTATCGGCGCTAGGATTACTCCTTCGAACACCCCATTTCATTCCTAAAATCCCATAATGAGACAACGAATTTGTCATAATGTTGGTTCCTCACTTTCTTCTTTTTGCACTGTAAGACGCCACTCAAGTTCAGTTATTTGTCTATTAATAGCTTCAATGAGATGAGATGTTTGCGGTGGATCAAATGTCAGTTTAGTTTTTAAATAAACAAATGTTTTAACTCCTTCTAAATTTGTCACGGTTCCTAATAAAGATTCCCAAGTATCCTCGTTACCAGTTATCATAAAACCATTATCTGGACCAATACCTAACTGATTTAAGGACATTAGTGCGGAATTAATAGCTACTATTATCTCAGAATCAAAAGCGGTAAGATCTGACGAAATCCCCAATAATTGTTTTATGGTTTCTAGTATCTTAGTCATCATTTAACCACTTTTAAGAAATCGTTCATTATGTAACCCGCTTTATTAACAGATTCCACATCAACATAAGACCATTCATTACCTTTTTCCATAATGTGAACTCTTTGACCGGCCATTAATGTAGCTAACGGTTTACATTCTTTTTTAGGAGTTGGTCTTAAATAAACTGCTGCGCAATTAGCTACTATGGCGCTTACAATTGCTGAGGTTTCTGCGATCTCTAACTCGACCGTATCCTCTAATTCTTTTAATTCATCGA